GCGTATCAGAACACATTTCCAAGATCTAAAGATTTCACAATGGTGTTTCGAGATGGATGTGTTGACCAAATAAATGGTTTTAATCGAGATTGCAACTTTTCTAATGGCGGAGTATTACATAGACCAAAATACATATTATTACCAATACAATTGAACGACACAAGCGATATGAATATGTTTTGTGCGCTGGTCTATAACAACCATGAATTGATCATTCTTGTAGAATTTCAAACTAGTTCCACGCTTAAGAATGATTTTTGGATAATCATGGATCAGATACATGTAGCACTTTTTCTTTACATTATCCCCAAGCAATCTACGTTTACAACCATTATATCCTTCTAAAATTAGATTGGTATAAGCAAACTACTAGACACTACTCATGATCTAATCGCCTTTAGTTTTTATAGCATCCATGGACATAGTCCTTTTCAGTGTAACAAAATCTAACAACCGTAGAACAACGTGTTTTCTTTTTTATGGATGAAAAACTATAAGGCCAGTGATGAATTAGTTTTTTGTGTCCTCATCGACAAACATGGAACGCTTTATACCATTTGAGAGAATACCGTACTAATAAGGATTTGATTAAAGCTTATATTTACCCGGATCAAAAGCAGCCCTTATGGTTTTTCCATTCTTAACCTATAAGCTCTAGATCAATCCTATGTATTAGGTCAACGGTATATTATAAACTCTGGCACATTAATCTTAAGTATAGTACCGTCTAGATCCCAATTTATATCTTCTTAACTTTAAGAACTAGTTTAAAACTTTATTAGAAACATTAGACTAAGAAGATAAACTTAACCTTAACTCCATCACCTTCAAAGAGAGAGGATCTAACCCGAAACCATAAAGGGAGAGTGCGGCGAGCAAGTGAGCTTAACTTTTGGTAACTTTTGAAGACTGGCTAGCACACGTTAGTAATATTTTATCGATTTGCCTTAAGATAATCGGCCTTCCATTTATGTAACCAATCTAGCGAGAGAGAATAGACATATGGTTGAATTCCAGTTTTGGCTATTTAATAACCAAACCTAAACCATG